CATATGTTCCCATCGCGTAAAGAATGTTTAACGCCTGGACCTTGGCGGCATCCGTGACAACAAGAACCTTCCACGTATCATCCAAGCCCGTGAGCACGCCCAATGTACGTGCGAGATGATACGGCCCGCCGATAAGCACGTTCGTATAAGATGCGTTCGCAATCTTCCATGCCTTAGCGGTGTCGAGCACTACGGTATTCGCTACTCCCATTTCGGTCCCTCCTGTTAAAACAACCCTGGAAAATCCATCGGCGTAAATGAATGCGCCGGAAATGATTCATCTAAAAAAGTGCAAAATCCCAAATCGAGCACAACCGATTGTGCATCGAAACTGATACTCTGCACGGTCATCGTGTAAGGCCCCACTTCTACCGTATTGACCGCACTCGCAAGAATGACGCTCATGGTTATAGTCAACCCGTCAGAGTATTGCGAGATCGTAGGGACAAGTGTTCGTCCAACATTATCGATGGTCAACTTCACCCGCGGCAATTCTTCGTCCGTATCGGCGGGTAATGAAATATCAAATCCGATAGCCGTGTAGAGAATCGCATTGCTTGTAACGTCGGCATAGTTATTGACAAAATAGAGTGGCACCGCCATGTCTGGATGGTCCACTACAAGCAACACAAGATAACGTTCACTTGTTTCTCCCGCGAACATCGATGCACGCATTGTAGTGCTTACAGTACGGCTCAAGGTAACATCTCCAATTGTATCGCAACACGCCACAGTTGCGCCCCCGTTGCACCACCACGAATTTGTGACCATTCGGGTGGCGAACTGAAACGCATATTCTTTGTCGTTGCCGTCCTCGGATGTGTCCACTCGAAAGACAACGCCCCCCCGTAGGTTGTCGTTTGCCAAAAGGTCAAGAAAGTTGCAAGCTGCGTACCGCTCATAAGCATGTCGAATTGTATGGGCCAGACGCCCGCACTCGCACGCATGCGAATTTTGGGCGGTCCCGCATCCATATCCGTTCGGATCGTCAGTTCAGGTGCCTTCTCAATCGCACCGGACGCGAGCGGTAACGCCGGGAGTGTCACGGGCCATACTATAGCCATTACTACCGCCTCATGTGATCTTCATCACCCTGATTATAGAACCAGCCTTGCACGTTGCAGACGCCGCCACTTCAGGACGGAACATAAATTGCGCGGTTCCCGCATTCGCGCCAGTTATCAAAATCCCATGCCCCATAACCGGATTAGAAACCGTAATAGCAGGAACACCGGAACTCAATCCTCTGGAAGTATTGTCCACAATACTATCGCCGCCGGAGAGCGTCGCAGTCGCCAGTTGATGCGTGAAACTCAACCCTATCGAAGTAACTGCGGTTGATACGTCGAGCGCGAAACCGTAGCCAGTAGTTGTCGCCACAGAGGTACAGAGCATGAACATCTCGAAAACGTAGAAAGAGTTCGCCTCATAACTGAACACCATGCCGGGCAGGATCGCTGGCGTTACAGTCGCATTCGTTATATCACCCGCGAGCCGCAGTTTCACAAGAAACGGATCGGCCCCACCACCCGCGTGCGTATGTGTGCTTATCGCTCCGGTCAGCTTCGCCTCTATCTCGGCTTTGGTGATATCAGAATTCTTTTGAGCGGCAGGGGTAGCATGCGCAGATACCACATGAGCCTGGATATTGGCGTTCTTCGCCTCGTATGAATCATCGTGATTGTGCGTCGTGGGCGGGCGCGCATCGGAAAGGCGCGAGTCGCTTGTCAAGACGGCCGTCCCCGTTATATCCCCAGGCGAATGTGCGTGCCCGAGCGGAACGCGCGCATCGGTCAATCGCGGGTCCGTTCCAACAAGAACGCCGCCGATTATATCCTCCGGTTCGTGCTCGTGTAGGGTAGGCGTCCGTGCGTCTGACAATCGCGGATCGTTAGTCGATATGCCGCCGCCCGTGTATTCCAACCGAGGATCGCTTGTAATAACCGCCGTGCCGATAATATCTTCAGGAACATGATTGTGCGGTATAGATACTCGCACATCCGAAAGTCTCTCATCGGTTGAAAGGACGCCGTAAAGTCTAGTCCCCGATTTCGTTCCCATACTAGGCCGCCTTACCTATCCGCGAAAGTCTATAGTTACGCCGCATGCTCGAATCGAACTTGCCGGCGTTGAATCCCTCTTTGACCGTTGATTCAACAATGAGTCGTATCATATCTGAACCATCGGCTCCCGTACCGCGTTCAACGGTTATCGGCGGGGCAGACGATTCGCGTTTGTCGATAATGGACAGATTGAACGATGCTCTACTATTCAACACGGCACCGCCCCCATAAGTACCAGCCCCACTCGTAACCGCGCCAGATGCGCCCCCGCCCATCTTGAACCAATCTGACATGCCGATAACCTTCATCCGTATCCATTCCTGAATCGCCTGCGTAACAAAATTCCTCAATGCGTTGAGTAATACGTTAAGTGCATTCTTGCCCGCGAATGCCGCGTCAACAAAAGCACCGCCAAAATAACCGGCAATGTCAGCGGCCCTATATGCTTCGATTTCGAGTTTCTTCATCGCATCGGCGCTGGCAATGACTATTCTGGGAACATCCTCGAATTTATCGGCGCCGAGCGTCTTTGTGAGTTTCGCCCAACTTCCTTCAATGGCCGCAGATCGCCGAGAATCCATTATTTTATCGAGCGTACTCTGTCGCTTAAACATGGCGACTTCCATATCCATTCCGCCCTCTTTGGGTTCCCATCTATTCCGGGCGGACCACCCGACAAACTGACTCTCAATCTCTCGTGCTATCTGTTGCTCCATGAGCAGTTTCGTTTTGGAATATTCGAGAGATGACTTCTCGATGCCAAGTTTCTTTTCCGTCTGCTCTGTGAAATACTTGTACCACGCGGCGCGGTTCGCCTGCTCTTTCCCGAGTTGCGTTTCAATTTCGAGTTCACGTTCTTTCGATGCGGCATATCGCGCACGGGTACCTTCGTCGATATATCCAAGTTGCGCCATTACCGGCAAATAGCCGAACGATCCCATTCCTGCTTTTGAAAATTCCTTAGCGGCAAAGCGCGAGAGTTCGATATATTCCCTCAGCCCCTTGAATTGCGTTGCCCAAAAGCCAGCGCTTTTTTGAACATCGGGCGCCATGGTTTTACCCATAGTCTCAAGAAGCTCTTTCCATGATTTCGATAGATCGCTTGTTGCCTTTTCTAAATCTCCGATATCTTTCGCCCGCCCGCCGATGGCACCCTCCAGCATATCAAGAATGATCTTCTGCGCCCCGGCAATATCATTCGCCTTCATCATGCTCTTGATGAGGTCTTTCTGCGAATCGTCAAGCACCACATCAGCAGCACGAAGCGAACGGGTGGCAGTTTCAGGATCTTCCATCGCACGGCCCAAGAGAGTAGCCGCCGATCTAAGTGAACCTTCGCCGCCCCCCATTTTCTCGGCAAGGTCAACAGTAAGGCTCAATACTTTGGGAAATGTATCGCGCCCTATTTCACGGTAGCGCAAGAGAATCGCTTCAGCCCCAAGAACGGCATCATCCTCAAAGCGGGTCAGCCCCGCCATTGACTCCGCCATTCCTTCAAGTTCACCGCGAGTATAATTCGCGCTACCCCCAAGCTGATTCAATATCTGTCGCAAGTCAGCGCTCGCACGTTCCGCCTCTTGAAACTCACGTATTGAATCTTTCCCGATCTTTATGGCGGTGCCGATGCTTAGGGCAATACCAAGTTTCCCCGCGATATTAGCCGCAATAGACCCCATCTTGTTTCCAGCCGTACCGAGAGACTGTTCCGCATCCACAAGTCCCTGGCGGAATCCACTCTGGTCTATTCCGAGTCGAAAGAATAGCGAACCAAGGTCAAGGTTCAAGTTGCACCCCTGTATTTACGCGGTCCATTTCTTCCTTCTCAAGTTCGTGTTGCCGCATATAGAACGCCGCCCAATCTGTTATCTCTCGCGCGTCATTCATTGATGCCAGAAGTTCACCTACCGTTTTGTTCTTTCTATCCGCAAGCGCGAACAATGAAAACCGCGCCGCGTTCATCATTCTTTTTTTGACGCTTCGGCCCCCTCGACGCCGAGACCCGATAACCGTTTCGCAACATCGGCAAGCAGGCGTAATGCATTCGCGTTCTTTTTCGTGAGGGCGTCCCTATCTTCTGGGAGAAACAGTTTCTCATTCGTCCCCGGCACGTAACATGAGGCAATGATAATATCGGGCCATAACGACGCCCAAGATACTTCACCCTCGCGCTCGATAAGGCGCACGCTTAAATACGCCGCCTCAGCCGCACTCATGGAACGCACCTCAACTTTATTCTCCCATTCCGGTACCTCGACAACCTCGCGCCCAATATCCTCGTATGCGAGAATATCCTCTCGAAGCGTACCCATACATTCCCCCTTTTCTTACTAGACGTTTCTTACCATCGCAGTAACCGATGCGACGGTTATCTTGACCATTGCCGCTTCACCAACGGAACCTTGCACGGGAGTATAGCTCGTGAGCATGCCCGTAGCATCCCATTGTGGATTGGTAGCACTTTTGACCGCGCTCGTATCACGCCAAGCAATCGCCTTGCCACTCACACCAACGTCGGTATTGAGCGTGGCGTCAACCATCGCGGCGGCATAATCCTGATAGAGCGTCGCCTCGAAACTCCAATTCGCATAAGTTGACGCATTGACCTCGACGGTATCGTTCATCGCCGTCATGTCAACCGTCTTAGTCCCAAGAGTCAATGTTGCACTCTTGACATACGCACTGAGATCAACGGTATCCCAAGAGAAGTAACAAGTCGCATGTACTAATTTTGCCATCTCTGGCACCTCCAGTTAAAGGATCGCCATAGCAACCGTGAATCCGGCTGCCGTACCCGTGAAAGACCATTGCACGCGCCACCACGCATCCGTAATCGCACCCGGCCCGAGACTTGACCATTGGCTAGTAACACCCGAAGTAATCGTTGTGAATGTGATCCGCGTTGTCGGCGCAACGAAGGATTGAGTCGGCGCACTCTGTACAAGCACTTGCAGATTTGCAAAGTTTGCATGGTGAACGCACATTGCCGCATAAAGTGTTTGAGCCGCGCCTATCGCGCCACAATTGCAAGCCGTACCATTGCCGTTTGCATATACCCGTGAATTGTGTAACAGTTTGCCGCTATAAAGATCCCCCCAACCTTTCGACGCGGTAGTAAATTTGCGCATCTCACCCATGCCACCAGAGATCGGCGTGTAAGTTACTTCCATCGGCTTAAACATATGAGTAGGCGTGCAGGGAGCAGCGGCAACCGGGGTACGTTCTGTCGGCATAATGATTGTGGCGTTTGTTTGCGCTCGATGAATCGCAAGAAGACCGACGTCATTATATTGACCAAGAGTGTCATCCCAATATCCGGTTGCGGTCATGTCAACTGTTTTCACCCCGGCGGCAGCCGCTTCACTTGTTGCACCAAACACAGTAGCGTCAACCGTCTTGCATGAAGTCGATAACGATATTGAATTGTGGCAATCGCTCAAATCGTATCCACCGATAACAAGTCCGCAATTCTTGAGAACATATTTTGCCATGTGTCAGCCTCCAAGCCGCGTCTCTGGTATAAAGAATTCAGGTGAATCAGTTTCGCTTATAATCATTTTGCACCGCTTGCAAATGAATTCCCGCGCACCCCCCATAGTCGTAATATCTTGGCGTGATTCCATCGGATGCATGCAACCCGTTATGAGTTCCACCTCATCAATTAATTGCTCGGTGATTAACGCCGTAGCCTCTACATGCGCCGCCAGTGCTGCCGCATTCATGGCAATGCGCCCAAGTTGCCGCTTCTCGTCAGATGACAGATTCTCGAACATACTTTTGACAATCCTGTTTTATCAGTTCAATGACTTCTTCGCGCTTCTGCGAAACAGCCGGGGCAAAGAATCTATAGGAAGGCATGAAACCACGATAGGCAGAGTAGCCATATACGCCTTTGATACCATGCCCGATTGTGTAACGTGCAACGGTTCCTTTTTCGAGAATATGCCCGAGTCGGCTTCTATCTGGCCCGGTTCCATAATCCATCGCCGCGAATGCCGCCGCTTCATCCTTGTTTCGTTGACTGAATCGTTTCGCCACAATCGCCCGCCGTGTGTTCCCCGTCTTATCGTTCCAGCTCGCATTCGCCCGCGCCTGATCGCGGATGATGCACGCACCCTTGAAAAGTGTTTCCCGCAAATTCTCACTTACAACCCCATAGGCATCTTTCAAGGTACGCAATTTCGCAATGGCCTCATCGAGTCCCTCAACCTTCTCATAAGTATATTCTCGATGCCGGGGCATGTTACCTCGTGTACCAGATTTCCATGTCTACCATCGCCATGAATAATCCCTCGCTCGACGCTTCCATGTCATACTCGGAAACGATATCAGCCGTCCTGAATATCCTCTGAACGATGACGCCCGTCGTGCCGAGTGCGCCGCTGAAATCTTGGAATGCCGCAATTACCGCAAGTGCTAAAGCGTAAGCATCCGCAAGGTGCTCATCATAACAACGGAAAATCGCGTGGACTGATTCACAACCCGAATCGACATTCATCGAATGCGGAATCATGCCAGAAAGTATTTCAAAAACGACATACGGCCTGGCGCAATCCTGCATTGCACGTATCGGGTATGCGCGGCACAAATCCGCCTCACCGATAAGCGAATGTACGCCGTGGTTACCTTTACACTGCGCGTATATGCTTTCAATAATATTCATTCGTAATACACGATATCCTTTATCCCGCCGCCAGTGCCGAGGATCCCCACAGTTTCAACGAGATAGTATCCGGTGCTAGTTGGCGCATAAGCCCATAAACCTTCGTCCGTGAAACACGATAACCGTATTTTGTACTGCGTAGCTGGCGATAAGCCGGTCTAGTTATGCGAATGTGTCGCATGCTCCGCAGCGATGGATTGAAACCAGACAACCGGCGATTCCGGATCGCTCATTTCGTCCAGTAAACATTTGGCCGTTTCCGAAGTTGTATAGTCAGTTCGCAAATAATAATCCGTCGGTAAAAGCGTTTTCCCTACCGTGAACGAAACATCGGTAATTAGCAAAGGTTGA